ATTAAAAAGGCAGCATTTAGAGCACAAGAAAATGGTCAAAGACGTTTATATCTAATAAACTATCCAGAATGTGAGGAATGTAACGGTGATGACACTTATGGCTCTGTTGTAAGCGGTACTGGAACTAGTAGTGATTATTGTTCAGTTGGTAGTGTAACAATAACTGGAGATTATTTAGAAAATAGTAGAACGTTAAATGTGACATCATTAACATTTGCACCATCGTCAACAGGTAATTGTTCTGGCGAAGATTTAGATGCCTTAGGCGCCGCATTAATTTCTGGCGGTACAGGTATTCTTTATTTTATAAATAATCAGTCAAATTATCTATTATCTAGTGTGACTTATGGAAACCAAAATTTAACCAATCAATTTTCGGGAACACCTGTTTTAGATATTAGCGGTAATACTATTAGTTATAGCAATATAACATTTGAAGATATAGAAGCATCATTAGGTGAACCAATATCATACACATTAACAATTAGAAGCGCAACAGAAAAAGAAGGTACAGACACATCAACATTAGTTCAATTAGAATCTGGTTGTGAATTATATGATACACCATATGATGAAAGTATTGTTAGCTGGTATTATCCAACAACCGGTTACACTAATTACAGTCAATCGGGTGTAATATCACCAGCAAGTTATAATGCTGGTACAACATCAGTTGTTGCAACAAACATTACCAATACCGGATATGGTGCAACAACAGATGCTTATACTTCAACACTTTCAGGTACAGACGATATTATTTTTTATCCTAGTTCAGGTGTTCCATTAGTTACATCTTTTGGTGGTGATTCCTATGAAAAATTTACCCGTAGTGGTATGTCTGAATTTGAAAATGGTGTTTTCACCATTGTCCCTGGATCCCAATCAACAAAAAGGGTTTGGGAGATACTGAGAGAATATCGAAGAAGAAAACGTGTTGGTAAACTTTTTTGTGGTGGTATCGTAAATTATTCATTTGTTGATAACTGGTTATCTGGTTCGTTATATTTCTTTGCATTTAAAGCTAAGAATAAAACATCAACAGATGCTGATTATTGTAAAGATATTATAAAATGGGCGCCAGATCAAAATATATTTTATTACAGATCATGCCCGTATAATCCTAGTACAAGTGCTTGGGGGGCAGGCGCTAGTTTATTTTTTACCAAAAAAAGAATTAATCGCCCAACAACATTTGTTGATTTAGGTCCTAGAGATGAATTCATTAAAGAAATTTGCACTGACCCAAATTTAGACCCAAACTGTTCTGTTAGTAGACAGATTGGTCCAACATCATATAAAAATTTTGGTGAACTGTTAGGGTTGGCAATTAACTATAGAATGGATGTTAGTAACAATGAACATGATATTAATAATTTTTTTGATAATGAAGGATTTAAAGTAAACGGTATTAATAAGGTGTTGGATGGTGATATTATGCAATTAATATCCATTAATAATGAAGTTGGTATTGAACCATTTGATTTACAAAGCCCAAAATATCTTGGGTATTCATATCAAGTATTAGATCCAGATGTATACCCTAGTGTGTTTAAAAACGGAACAAATGTGTATGGACCATTACCAGTAACTTTTGAATTTGCTGAAGATGGCGAAAGACAAAGAGCTTGTTTAAATGAACCAACACATATTGCAAATGATGGTTTAACACTTGTGCAGGGTAGATTGACAGAATCGGCTCAACCAGTACCATTTTATTTATGGGAAAAAGGCGGAACCGGATTTGGACCACATAATGAAACAACGTTAGATAATCAACGATGGGATTATGGAAATGTTCAAGTACAACCTTTACAAGGAATGACTTATGGCTATAATTTAACATCGGCGGCGGATGATTCTTCTGACAAATATCTGTTATTACCAATGACATATACATTCTCTGGTTTAACTATTGGTGGTATTGATGTAACAACAACAGTTGAATTTGATGTGGTATCGTCATCTGATGGTCACGCATCATATGATGGTGAGTATCCAGGATTTACTTATCTATATTATACTAGTGGTACTCAAATAGAACCAACAGCAGGAACACTATACACTAGATATGGTACCGCTGGAACTTGGAATCAAGTTACTTGGGATGCTTCTATGGATTTTATAATTAGAAAAACACAAGATTATTATAGTAGTTCAAAACAGATTTTATCAACACCATTTTTATTTTATTTCGGTTTAAGACCAGGCAAAACCGGCTTGGATAAGTTTATTGAAAGATTTGGTCCGAAAGGAGCATTCCCATCAGCAGAATAATGGAAAAGAGACAAATTATATTACCAGAAAAGGAATACGCTAAAGCGCCAGAAAAAGATTTGGTGACTAAAATTGGTTTGAATACATCTGAAGAATTGTTAAGAGAAGGTGACAAAACAATATTATTGGATGTTCAAGAATTATTTGGTGAGGAGAGAAACGAAAGTCCTAAGTATAAAATATATGGTAAATTAAAAATGATTTTTAGAAATCTATATTCTGGAACAACAGGATATGCAAAATTACAAAAGTCGTTATATCTAAATGGTGACGGAGCAACTGGTGCACAAAATGAAGGTTACTTACCATATGATGAATTTGCTTTTTTAAGACGTGATTTATTGCGTGAAGTCATAACAGAGCCAGATGTAAATGCTGGAACTATGGGCACGTATAGTGGTTATGGCGTTAGCGTTACAGGAAACAATAACCATGCGTCAATATCAACTATGGACGCACCATACCATAACTGGAATTTATATCTTAGTTATGTTTATGGTTCTGACCCCGAATACCCTATTGCGTATACATTAACCGGCGGGGTAAAAACACCAAGTGGAAATAAAGCTAAACACGGAATACCGGCAAGAGTAACCGATAAAGGAAGTTATTATAAGTTAACAACACCAGTTCCTCACGGAATTGAACAAAAAGAATTTGTGGTTATTAATGGTACAGCACATTCAATTAAAAGTATTGGTGACGAGGTTTATGAATCTGAAAAGTATGTTATTAATGTTGATAAAACAGAATTAAGTGGAACTACCATTAGTGGTGTGATTATGATTAAAAGATGTTTAAGTGATAACGACGTAACAGGAACAACTTGTTCGTATTATGTACATAAACATAAAACACTTACAGATAATTCAGCTTATATAATGGATAAGGCAGGATTTGAAACGCCAATATTTGAGGATGAAAAAAAATTATTATTTGAAAATAGCGCGCAAGAAAACGATGTGTTAGTTGAGAAAAATAGAATGGAGTCAGTGATATTTGATTTTAGGGAACCATTTATTTTAACTGGTATTACTAACAATTTAGATTTTACACCAAGCGAAGTTTACTTGTCTGTTGTTTTTAAAAATGGCTCTGGATATTTTGAATACCCACCAAAAGTGGGATATAAGTTTCACTTACATAATTCATGGGTTGATGAACACTTCAGCGGATCAACATCTAATGAAACCGGAATGTCTGGTCAAACATTTACAAGAACTCAAGGATCAGACACTTATACATTTAGTAGTGGAACAACATTACCAAAAGGCACTGTATTAATTGGTGCTTTTGTGGAATATGACCCAGTTAATTTAAAAGAAAGAATTATTAGTGAATCTTTACATAAAATCACTAACCCAGTTTCAATATTCGACTTTAATCAAGATGATTCTGTTTATTATGTGGGTAATAGCGCACAAAATAAAATGGGGTTATATTATCAACCACATTATAGAATTAAATTAAGACAACTTTCGCCATATATTGAAACTTCAAATACGGATAATATATATGATTTACCAGATAACGTACAATATTTTCCAAAAGAAGGTATTTGGAAATGGAGAGACGTTTATGACCACGGATATATCGATGACGAAGGTAACGGAACAAATTTTCCATTTGTTAATGGTCAACATTATGTTATGCAAGATATTAATTTCTATATGAGAAATGAGAAGGAATATTTAAATAAAACAAATGGCATTAGAGCGTTTGGTAAAAAGAAAACTATCTGTTAATGAAAATTTTAAAAACAACTGATGATTTTTATTTAAACATTCCACAATCCGTTGATTTCAAAACTAATGCTGGTTGGGAAGAAAACTTTGCTAGTTATGAAAAAGAAACGATGAAAAAAATTATCAATCAAGTTGATAACTACGAAACGACCAGATACATACATGAACCATATTTAAATTCAGGAATCAATCAAAGCGATATTTGGTTTTACTTTTATTTTTTAGACGCTAATAATGGGTATTCAAATGGTTTAGATTATAATCTAGTTGGTATATCTCCAGAAGAGAATGCTATGTTATTAGCACATACTGTTAAGAGTTTCTTCAGAATAGAATTTTATAGCACACCAAAAAAGGAAACACAAAAATTAATATTTGCCAAAACATTATCATTACCATTAGGTCAAAAAGTATTCTATACCTCTTTAGGTGACTATATCCATGTTCCAGTTTTTACTGGTAACAATTACAGGAATAGTGAAAACATGTACTTCTTTTGGTTCCAAGATAATTCCGTTTATTCTGGTGACACTTTTTACATTTCAGCTAGATTTTTTAATGCTGAGGATGGTTCAATTTTAAGTTTTTCCAATAAAAATATTATTGGATCAGAATTAAATCAAGATGATGACTTGTATTATGAAGTGCAAACAGATATGACAAATCATTCATATGTTATTTATGAGTATGATGGTTCAACTGGATCTAGAAAGGGTTTAAGAACAACACCAATAAATTTTTATGAAATACCAGAATAAATGAATAAAAATCAATTTCAAATATTACAAAATACCGGAAAAACATTCAATGTACCAATATTTTTAGAGGCAGATTTGGATGAGATGGGGGTAATGGTGGAATTTGATGGTGAATTAGAACAAATAGAACAGCTATGTAATTTTACTTATTCAGGAAATGGTAATGCGATTACAGTTTATAATACCGGAAGCACAAATAGGTTAAAAAAACTTGTTGAAGCCGAATTTACAGTTGATTGGGGTGACGGTGCATTGTTAACCGGATTTACATTACTATCAAATACATCACACACATATACTAGTAGCGGTGAAAAAACAATAACAATAACAATGGATAGCCCCTGGGGTGTTCAAGAGGTTGAAAAAACAATACAGGTACCTTTGGTTAGCGGGTATACCGGCACAAATGCATTAGGAACACTAACGTTTGATGTACCATATACAAGCATTACTGGAGTTACACAAGATTATTTGAACGATTATGATTATGCTACCGGACATACGGGTACCACCACTTTCTTAGGTGTTGGAACTAGTAGAGTAGACGAATTAAAATTATATGGTTCAGGAAATTCATACAGTGGAATTACAACCGGAACAACAACAGTTGAAGGTGAAACATACGCATATACAGGATACACATTAGATGGATTACAATATAAAGATTTATCTGATGGTTCTACATATATTTCTGGGAACACGGCGTCATTTCAAATAGAATCAACAATAAACGCAATGTTAACCAGAAATGAACATTTTTTAGGGTTTATTGATGATCCTGTGATATATTCTGACATTTTTGTTGAAAGAGGAAAGCAGGGTGTTTGCGAATATAACTTAAGATTAGGTGAAGTTGACAGTTTAGGTGAGTTAGAAGTGTATGGAAATGGATTTTTTACAGTAAGAAAACAATAAAAATTATATTTATTATTAAAACACATGGCAGTAGGATCATACGGAATAGTTAGACCAGCAGACGCATCACCAGAAGATGTTGAAATCATCTACCATTATGCGGCGACAAGGTCGACAGATTCCACCCCAATCTTGAAAAAATTATCTGCAACAGATATTTTAACTCCAGTATATCATAATGATAGTACAGGTGCTTCAAATGGTGTTGAAGTTTTAGGTGGTATGTACAATCTAAAATTAGAATCATCAGATTTCACAGATATTGGAATATATACATTACATATTAGACCTAAACAAATTAGAACATTAATAGCTGATTGTGGGGTTTTAGCGTCATTACCATCAGTTAGAGGTATTATTGTAGATTTAGGTAATATTGAAACAGAGGATAGAAACAAGTTCACACCTCAAGGTCTAATTGGTCACAGAATTGAATATCTAGATGCTAATCACAAAAAAGTTCCTAATTTTTACCGAATAGTGACTTCTTCATTTTATTGTGAGCCAATCACATCTAATTTAACAAACTCGTCACAAAAAGCGATTCGTTATAGATACATTGATTCTGCTAGTAATTTAATGTTTTTGACGGTGACACCATCATCGTCTCCAGCAAACAGACCGAATACAATACCTTTTATTGGTCAGCCAAACCAAGAAATAATCATTACAAATACATACTTTAACCCAACAACAATTGAGGTTGAAATGGTTGAACATGATGCATCGACATTAGCACTTGCTCTTTATGGTAATCAAACTAAAGCAATTAATAGTGGTATATACAGCATATACAATAAAGAAAATAATATATACAAACAATTTAATCTTTACGAAGTTAAAGACGAATTTAATGAAACATTATATGAAGTTCGTGAAGAGAGAACAACTATTGATGAATCTTTAAACTTTGATGATATTACAGAATAATGGCAAAATATAAGGTACCAAGTCAAGCAACGAGCGGAAATCAAACATTTTCCGACAGTATTATCGGTAGTCAAATTACCGATGGAACTAGTCAATTGACCAATACCAATTTTGCTTTAGATAAAATCATACCAGAAAAAGATTCAAAATCGTTTAAAACTGCGCCGTTTTCGGATTTTTTAACATTAGAAGATTTAAAAATTGAAACAGAATCACCAACAACTGTTACACAGTCAACAGGTGAAAAAAGACCAATCAAATTTAATGATTCTAAAGCAGATGCCGGAAAATCATTATATGGTTCATTAAGAGAAAGATTTAGAGTTTCAACAGCTAGGATTATTAATAATTTCCCAGCAGCACTTTTAGCAGATAGTACATCACCTGTTGGTGTTAACAAAAACACCGCTGAAAATATTGTTTACAATATAATTACAAATAGAACTACGTTTACATTACAAACATCATTAATGTATAACCCATTAGATGTTGTTTTGGTTGAACCGACAGTTGTTGTTACTGGAGAAACGACAAATAGTATAAGAAATTTATATTCAGCATATAAAAAATATGCCGTTGATGTTAACAACACAACTTATACTGTAACAAAATATACGGAGCCAGATGTTAATAATGTTGTTGGGTTCGAAGTTATTGGTAAGCCATTTACTGGTTCAACATATACAAGTTCATATTTAATTCGCCCAAATAATGGCGTTGTCGAAGAGTTTTATATAGGGTTAGACGATTTAGAACAAACAATTTTAAATAGAGAAACACTACCAATATATAAGACAACGTTTCAAATACCTAGAGATACTTCCGGCGGAACAAAAACCGAAATTATTCCAGTTGAAGTTAATTGGCCAGTATCTAAAGACGGTTGGAATATTAGAATTGTTGGTTTAGAATACCAAAACTATATTGACACTGTTAACTCAATTGCGATTGAGGTAGATGAGTACAAATCTGATTTAATAATTAGATTTCTATCATCACCACAATTATTTGAATTTGATACAGATGACCAAAAAACCAATAAAATTTTCCAATTATATGGTCAAAATTTTGATAAGGTTAAAAAATATATTGACAACATTGCATACATGCGTAATGTTAGTTATGATACCATCAATAACATACCAGATGTATTCTTAAAAAACTTAGCAAACACGTTAGGTTTTAATACAATTAATATGTTTGATGAGAAAACATTACAAGATCAAATATATAACGCTTCAATTCAAACATACGACGGGGTTTCAATAGGTAAAAACTTAGTTGAAGCAGAACTTGAATTTTATAGAAGAATTGTTGTTAACCTAGCACATATCTATAAATCTAAAGGTACTAGAAGTAGTTTAGATTTCTTTTTAAGGTTTATAGGTGCACCACCACAAATGGTAAAAATTGATGAGTTCGTTTATAACGTTGAATCAAGTTTACCTAGTTCAACAATTGAGCAAGATATCTTTGATGTTATGCAAGGCAACAAAGTCAATAAAACGTTAACCTTTAACACTACTGGTTACACATATGACATTGTTGAAGAAACGGCATCAACATCATTTAGTTCTAGAACCGATTTCCCTGTTGATGAAAATACTGGGTTACCAATATCACCAACAACAAATGATGAGAACGTGTTCTTCCAAATGGGTTCTGGTTGGTATGAGGAAACATTAGACCATAGATCATATGATGTTTTAGATGAAGCTAATTCAATTACAACAGGTAGAACTAAAACATTAAAAACCAAATCTAGAGAATTCACATATGGTGAGGACTTCTACAATTATTATAGAACATTACCAGGATTAGATTACGGTTATGAATTAAGAAGTAGTATTGATAATGTTAAAGGACAAATAGTCGACGATTTAGATGCAACTAATTTAATATTAAATAGAAAAAATATAAACGTTTTCGTATCATCTTCAAAAGCAATTGATTATGATATTTGGAGAAAATCACAAAACTTAACATTATCTTTTGGCACACTAGATGTTCAAACCGAGATTAGTTTTGCTGAGTATCTTGATAACGTATTAAAAAATCATATTAGAAATTCTCATGTAATAAAATACAAAAAGAATTACATCGCATTAGAAGAAATCTATCGTGAATACATTTCACATTCTGGTTTTACATCATACGATTTTGTTAGTGTTTATGAATTTGTTGACAAGATGGGTCCTTATTGGCCTAACATCTTAAATCAAATTATTCCAGCAACAACTTTATGGTTAGGTGGTAACTTAACAGAGAATAATGTTTTCGGTAGACCAAAATATCAATACGTTAAACCATGTACCCCAACAGAGTTTGTTGATAATTTATATCCTGAATTTGAAACAGCTATTGAAGAGGATTTAGAAACTTTAATCGGTACTGAATCAAATTTAAGAGGTTTATTAAAACTTACGGGGGTAACATACCATTTAATTGTTGACGTTGACGGAGTAGAATATACTGGAGACACTAAAGTTAATTTAACCGGTACCACACTATTTGATCAATTCACACCAAAAACTGGTTGCACTTCATTTGTGTCTGGAACATCTTATGCTCCACTTATTTGTGACTTTAAAGAATGGATTGGTTTAGATATTTCGACCATAAAAGTTTCTTGGAAAAATGCTTTATCAGATTTAATTGACCAGATTAATACAACACACACAAGAGATAGTGCAGGATGTATAACTGATTATATACCATATAGTGCAATTACATCAGGAGCAACATGTAATGTTGATTTACCAATATTATCTCATGAGTTTTTTGTTGACACTGACGGTATTGAAAAAGTTAAATTCTTTTCACAAAAAAACGCTGATGGTGTTTGTACAAAACAAATTGATTTCTTCTTCTCTTCAGAATTTTTATATGAAGAGCCACCATGCATGCAAGTTTATGTTTCAACACCTTGCGACATATATGAAGAAGGTACCGAAGATTGTCGACTTAAAAGTGATGTTTACATTACAATTAGCGGAGCCACTAGAAATCAAGACGATGTAACTTCTTGGCCGGTTAACATATTTTATGATTGCGGAGAAAATGCCGAGAATTTCAACGAGAATATTAGTGGTTTAGAAATTCAACAAATTATTGGTGAGCCATGTATGTTTATCATACCAGACGTTTACGAAGATGGGGATATTGATGGTAATCCAATTGAATTATTATTTACAGACGCAGCAAACTGCGAACAAAAAATAAAAATTGAAGGTCTACAACTTAAAGTAGAGCACGATCCATATCCACTAGGATATGGTAGATCACATACACAATTCTTTGAGTTAATTGGTACAAAAGACGCTTTAGTTTTATCAACAATGTCAGGTGTTACTTTTTGTGACAACTACACTGGTTACACAATACAACCAAAAGTTCAATATCGCGAAACATTTAATTATGGTATTAAGCACGGGTCAATTGTGTTATCAGGTGCAACTGGTTTGATAAATGTTTCAGATAAATCAGCAGTTGACGCTGCGATTACCGCTGGTACCTTGATTAAAACTGAAATAGAAAATATAAGACCCGGTGATTATATATTATCCGCAGATTTTAATCCATGCCCATTTGCCACAACAGATTTTAGAAACGTGGCAACAAATGGATACTCATTTAGTTTTACATATAAACTAATTCAAATAACAAATAAAGATTGTTTGGGTTCAGTTAAGAAGCATTTAATTAACAACCAATTTGAAGTTTTACCAACAACAGAATTAAGAATTTTGCGTGATGGTAATTTCACAAGTGCGTTTCCAGAAGATTTATTATTAAAAGAAACACCACCAGAAGAACCTTGTTGTGATGTTAATGCATCATATTATGACGGATACGCTGGGGATATGTTATTAGATCAGCTTGGTTTCCCAATTGAAGTTGAAACTGTTGAATTAGATTATTGCTCAAGAAGTATATTCTATCACTTGAACTGGAACGGTACAGGTGATGTGGTTCTTTTTAATGGTGACAATAACAAACAAATCTTATTATCATTCACACAAAATAAATTTGTTTCATTAAACTTTGATTTAGAACAATTATATGTAAATGGTTCTAACACAAACTATTTCCCTAGAGAAATGGGTATTGAGGATTGTGATAACACACCAGTTGTTGAATGTGGTGAAGTGTATGTTGCACAAACAAGAACACCTACACCTACACCTACATTAACACCTACGGTAACACCAACAAAGACGCCAACAAGTACACCAACAAGTACGCCTACTCAAACTTTAACTAGCACACCAACTAGTACACCAAC